GCGCAGAGGGCGAAAGATGCTGAAGCCTTCGACGAGCCCAGCTCCGGCGTGGCGATGAGCCGCTCGCAGTTTCTGAAAGAGCAGCAGGCCAAGCGCGAGGCGGCGGCGCAGCAGGAACCCGGCACTCCGATGGATGACGACGATGAGAGCGAGTTCCGCCGAACTGCTCATTGACCCATGCTTATCGTGGGGGTCGATCCCGGCCTCCACGGCGCCGCTTGCATCTATGATGCTGAGACTCACCGCGTCTTGGCCGTCACTGATATGCCGGTTGAGCCGTGGGGATCGAAGAGCCACATCAACGTACCAGAGTTCATGCGCTGGGTTCACCGCGGCCGAGCTGACACCGCGGCGATCGAGCGCGTCAATGCCATGCCATCGATCGACGGCCGGCGCAGTATGGGGGCCGCCAGCGCCTTTCGGTTTGGCATGGTTTTCGGCGAGGTGCGCGGCGCGCTGATCGGCGCCGGCCTCAAGATCGTCGACGTCCCCCCGACCACCTGGAAAGACCTGTTCGAGCTTCGAGGCCGCGATAAGGATGACGCGCGCCTCCTGGCATTGCATCTCTATCCGGACCTTGCCCAGACGCTTAAACGAAAGAAGGATGTGGGGAGGGGCGAAAGTATTCTCGTCGCCAGGTGGGCCGCGCTGAGACGCTGGGAGCACAAATGAACGTGATCGAGAACTATCGGGTGTCGGCCGATGCCGCCGGCATGCTGGATGGTCTCCCGTACCGCCATTTCAATCTCATTGCCGCCGATGTCCCCTGGAAGTTCCAAGTTCGGTCTGATGGCGGCCTGGGGCGAAGTGCAGAGCAACATTACAAGACGATGAGGCTGACCAAGCTAGCTCGACTAGATGTTGGGGCTATAGCCGCGCCTGATTCTCATCTACTATTTTGGGTCACAGGCCCCTTCCTGGCGATCGGAGCACACGTCCCGATCATGCGCGCATGGGGTTTCGAGCCAACCGCCATCTGGGGAGTTTGGATCAAGCCCACCAAGGGCAGTTATGAAAACGGCCACCTCATGCTGGACGATACGGTCTGGAAAATGGGGATGGGTCACACCTCCCGGCAGAACGCTGAATTTGTCGTGATCGGCCGGCGAGGCAGTCCGAGGCGCCTTTCCAAGAAGGTACGCCAAATTATCACCGAGCCCCTGCGCGAACACTCACGCAAGCCCGAAGGATTTTACCGGAACGCTGCAGCGTATGCGGCGGGCCCGCGCCTTGAGCTATTTGGCCGAGAGCAGCGCGAGGGCTGGATTGTCAGAGGAGACGAGAGCACGAAGTTCTAGGCCGTCCGCATCAACTGGGGTTTTCAAATGAAGAATGACGTCTCGCTGCCGAAATGGCAGCCGCACTCCATCGAATCTGAGCAGGAACTGCTCGGAGCGAGCATGATCAACAATGCCGCCTTCCCGCTCGTCCAGGATTTCCTCAAGGCCGAGCATTTTTTTGAGCCGCTCCACGCGCATGTCTACGAAGTTTGCGAGCGCCTGATCGCGCTAGGCAAGACCGTCAATCCTGTCACGCTACGCACCTTCATTCCGGAAGGTCTCGTGAGCGAGCACATGACGGTGAGCCAGTATCTTGCGAAACTCGCCGCAGCCGCGACCACCATCATCAACGCGCGCGACTATGCGTTTAACATTCGAGACCTGGCGTTCCAACGCCAGCTGATGAACATCGGCGTCGAACTCGAATGCAATATTCCGATCGATGTGATGCAAGTTGCCACTGATGCGATCGATGCGATCGATGCGATCGTCGCCGAGCACGGTATGGAAATCGAGGGCGAAATATCTATGGCTAAGGCCGTAGCAATGGCTGTCGATGCCGCCGCTCTTGCTTTTCAAAATGATGGCCAGCTGCTCGGGATGTCGACCGGTTTGACCGATCTAGATCACAAACTCCTGGGGCTTCATGCGGGAGACCTTGTGATCCTCGCCGGCCGTCCTGGGATGGGAAAGACCGCGGTAGCGCTAGGCATTGCTCGCCGTCTTGCTATGGCAGGCCACGCTGGCTTGTTCTTCTCGATGGAAATGAGCGGCGTTCCGCTCGCCCATCGAATGCTTGCGGACCATATGTTTGACACCACCCCTCTCCACTACACGATCATCCGATCAGGTAAATTCCAGGAAAAAACCTTCGAGCGTATTACGGAAGCCGCCAAAGAATGTGCGGCGATGCCTATCACAATCGAGCAACAATCTACGATCAGCCTTTCGCAGATTGCCGCTAAGGCGCGCAGACATAAACGAGCCCATGGTCTGAAATGGATCATGGTCGATTACCTACAACTCATCCAAGCCTCTCAACGCTACCAAGGCAATCGCGTGCAGGAGATTGGTGAAATCACTGCTGGTCTGAAAAAGCTTGCTCGCGAACTACAAGTCCCAATCGTTTTGATGTCCCAACTGAATCGCGCGGTCGAAGCCCGCGAAGACAAGCGACCTAATCTCGGTGATCTGCGTGAATCCGGAAATATCGAGCAGGATGCCGATGTCGTTCTGATGCTCTATCGCGAAGCCTATTACCTCGAACGGCAAATGCCGCCTGCTCGTCCTGATTCGGAGGAGTATGCGAGTTGGTCTCTACGCTTCCTGCGCGTTGCTAATGTCCTCGATATCCTTGTTGAAAAACAGCGCCAAGGGCCAATCGGCACAGTGCGCGTCTATTGCAACATCGGAAGTAACGCGGTGCGCGACGTGGTCGCGGTGGATCATATGCCAGAGGTGCGAGGATGAAAAAAATGCCATGGGTGAAGTGGTATCCGGCCGATTTTTTGAATGGCGTTCAGTTTGTCCTGTGCGCTGAAGCTATCGGTGTCTACGCCGTAATTCTCAATATGATTTATGACAATGGCGGACCAATTGTTGACAACATTGAGATGCTTGCGCGACGATTAATGATGCGGCCAACCAGTCTCGAAAAACGCCTCATTGAGCTGGTTGAACATAAAAAAATTATCCGCGTCGATGGAGTGATCAGCAACAGCCGAGCGGAGATTGAGATAGATGCCCGCGTTAAAAACTCGACCAAATCTCGACCAAAAGTCGATGAAATCTCGGTGAAAAGTCGAGAGAAAGTCCAAAAAAATGGTAATAATATCAATGGGCATCATCATACAGAACTAGAACTAGAATCAGAACTAGAACTAGATAAAAAGAAATCTATAAAGAAAAATGCGGCAAAGCCGCGCCCTCCGGGCACCAAAATGGAAGCGACTCGAATCGATCCTCATCGCAAGATCAGTGATCAAAATATAGTTTTTGCAAAATGGCGCCGTCTCACCAAGCGTGAAATCGACCACGAGTGGATGCTGTTCGTGAGGTACTATGGCCAGCGACCAGACAAACAGCCGAACGCTAAATCGCTCGATTGGGATTCTGTTTGGGAAAGCTGGGTACTGCGCGCAGCAGATCGTCTCGGGCGAGATTCGTTTGTCGGAGAGGCGAATGGAAGCGATCACTCAACGCCAGAAACTTTCACGCACGATCGTTGGATACAAATCATCAGCACATGGAAGTTGACGAACAACTGGAGCCCTGACCACGGTCCTGCCCCTGGACGTCCCGGCTGCAAAGTGCCATCTGACCTCGTCACAACCAACTGACAGGAGTTGCAATGCTGAAATTAATCTTGATCGTGCTGGCGCTTGTCGGCATCACGGTGCCGGCTGCGGCGCAGGAGTGGTGCGGGCCCTATCCGTGCGGCTACGATGGGCCAGTTGGACCGTTGGTGGTTCGCCGCGGCTACGGCTGGCGCCCGCCGCCGCCTCCTGGGCCTGGCATGCGAGGGCCGCAGTTCGATCCGTGCATCCGCTTTGGCGAGTGCGGTGAGCCCCCGCCGCAATACCGCGTGCCGCGTTTCCGGTATCCTGGCGAACGCTACGATGACGGAGACTGGTAAACCTGGGTTGACAAATCGGATGGAGCGCCTATTTGAGAACCACCGGGCGCTCCAGTCCGGCAACCCGAAAGGTAAAATCCCCATGAAACCAGGTATCTCTCTGTCCGAGCTGGCGCGCCAGTTGGAAGAGCGGAAGACCAAAAAGGTCGACATGATCGTGCCCACGAGCGAGATGTCGCTCAAAGCCAGGGAGGAAATCAAACTCTACGTCCCCGGCCACGGCGAAACCCCTATCAACGAGATCGCCCACAATCAGCTGGCGGCCTTCACCGAAGTGCCCGGTCGCTACTACGACAAGATGCTGAATGAGGCGCCCGCGTTGCTCGCCGACAACATCAACGAATGGCTGCACCGCGACAAGAAATCGGTTCGCCTGGTTCGCCAGCTCTACGGCTACACGCGGGCGTTCCTGTCGAATCGTTATCAGCGCATCGAGAACGAGGAGATCGCCGAAGTCGCTCTGCCGATCCTCCTGAGCGATCCGGACCTGACGGTGGTTTCCACCGAAATCACGGATCGGCGGCTCTACATTCAGGCCACCACCTCGCGGGTCACCGGTGACGTCAAGGTCGGCGATCCCGTCCAGGCCGGCGTGATCATCTCGAACTCCGAAGTCGGCCACGGTTCGGTCAGCGTGCAGCGTGTGATCTATCGCCTGCGGTGTCTGAACGGATTGATCTTGCCCGACAACAAGTATCGGGCGAATCACACGGGCGCGCGCATCGACGACAACGAGGCGCTGTGGAAGGACGACACGCGTAAGGCCGAGGACAAGGCTATTCTGCTGAAGGTCCGCGACATGGTCCAGTCGGCCATGGACCCGACCTCGTTCAACAGGCAGCTGGACAAACTGCGCGAGACCACCGAGCAGCGAATCACCGGTAATCCGGCGAAAGCGATCGAGGTGTTGAGCCAGAAGCTCGGCGTTACGGAAGGCGAGCGGGGCGGCATCTTGCGGTCCCTGATTGAGGGCGGTGATCTGTCGCGGTGGGGCGTTCTGAACGCCGTCACTCACCAGGCGCACGGTGCTCGCGACTATGACCGCTCGGTCGAGTTCGAGCAGCTGGGGTCGAAGATCATCGACTTGCCGGCCAGCGAATGGAGCCAGGTCGCGGAAGCCGCCTAGGAAGCCCACTGAGGCGGCTATGATTGGAGGGAGAGGCATTCCGCCTCTCCCGGAAAACTTCACCCAGTGAGGCCCCCATGGGCTTAGGGAGATAGAAAAATGGAGATCAACGGAAAGAAGGTCGTCGATGCGACCAGGCGGGCTCGGATCGTTATCACCGAACGTGATGCCAGAGAAGGCGACAACAAAAATCCTTCCTCGTGCGCCGCGGCGCGTGCGGCCAAGCGGGACGTCCCGGAATGCATCAGCGCCCGCGTCCACGTCGGTCGCGTCTACATCGAAACGCCGAAGCAGTGGGTCCGATATTTCACGCCAGAAAGGCTGCGGACTGAGATTGTCGCTTTCGATCGTGGGGGGTCGTTCGAACCCGGCGAATACGAGTTGAAGCCTCCGAGTAAGGGTGAGACTGAGAGGGAGCGTAAGAAGAAGCGTAGTGGGTCCGAGACTAATCGAAACGGCGGCTCCGCTCAGACCAAGAACCCGCGAAAAGTCAAGGTTGCGCGCATCCAGCGCCATGCGGTCGCTGGAGTTCGGCCGAAAGGCGCGGTGCGATAACGAATCGGAAGCCACCTAGTCCGGCGTAGGTTTCCGTAACCCTCCCTGGGAGCATCCAGCCCCGCTCCCAGGGAATTTTTTTGAGGAGGAAAAATTGAGCGATAAAAATAGGCGGGTCGGCGTCGGCTACAATGCCGAGATCATCCGGCAAGGCGAAATCATCATCAGAATTGAGAGCGGTCATGCCGAGATCATGATTCGAGACAAGCGCGGCCTCAACACCAAAACCGCCGGCATCGTCCTCGG